TACTTTAGAAAAGATGCGTCAGGCATTCGGCATTTAATAGTGTGTGTTGTAACGAAGGGCCGGCTCAGAGATGGGCCGGTCTTTCTATGTCTGATGACCTGTTACAGAGAGGACAGGTTTGTAGAGAGAGGGTTACCCCGCTCAGAGAAGTTAACGTGCGAATATTCCTATATAGAGAGTTGGGTCCGAGAAAGGAGAGAGCCCATGCCAAATAAAATTTTTTTGCGTGCTCGAAACTTCTTATATACCCCGGGGGCCCTTTCCTTCCTTCTGCTTATTCTAAGACCCACCCTTTGTAGAAGGGTATAAAATTACCATACAATACTAACGCCATTGCTATAGAGATCTAGAAAATACTCAATCTCTATATCACTACCTGGAGTGGTCTTACACGAACTCAGTAATAAGAGCATTAGAAATAGCAGTATTCTCATATATAGAGATATTTATTATTTTCCATTTCTACTATATTGCCTGTTATATCAGGTATATTTAGATATATGGAATGATAGAGTATACCGAACTTCGGAGACCATCTGCGACAAATCCGCGCTTTGCTTTGTTGTGCGGGAATTTGCGCGATGGTTAAAAATGTGGTAATTCTATATAAATAATAATATGGAAGATCTTAAGAAATTATCTAAAAATGAGCTTGAAGAACTAGGTCGTAAGTATGGCTTAGAACTAGATAGAAGAATTTTAAAAAATAAGATGGTCAAGCAGTTAAAAGATCATATTGACTCTCTAGATAAGTCTGATTTAGAGGTTATAGCTAGAGAAGATGGTGTTGAGTTAGATAGAAGACTTAAGAAAGAAACCTTAGTAGAGCAGGTAGCAGACATTGGAGCACCGGTTGTGGAAGAATCTGTTCAAGAAACAGATGAACAAAGAAGACAAAGACTTCGTAATCTTAACATCTAATTGATTAAATAATTACATGGCATTAGGAGACAATACAGCATTTTTTAACGAAACTACTTTTGGTTTAGGTGATGAACAAACATCTGTAACAGGTGTATCTGGTATGTTAGTATCAGACGGATCTGGAGCAAAAGCTTTATTCACTAAACTAGATTCACTTAATTCAGTAACAGTAACGACAAGCGCAATGATTGGCGGTGTTGAATATGAATTAGACATCGACACTGCATATAACGGTGAAATTATTGCAGTTATCAATGGTGATAGGTTATCAACACAATTTACATTTGATTCTACCGCATCAAGTGCATTCCAAACAGCATCTGCTGAAGGATTTAATTCAGTTGGTCCTACATTGAGAAGATTGTATCAGCTTGGATACGTTTAAATCGATTTAATTTAATATAATAAAGCGTGATTGTTCCGGAAATGATCACGCTTTTTTTATGGGAACTGTGATATAATAGAGTTGTGATTATCGTTGAACTTAAATTTGATAAACAAATGAGACAGCTATTCAAGTCTCTAGACATTGATATAAAGAAGTTGCAGAGATATAGCTCATTTATATTGAATGAATATAAGAATACTAGAAAGGTTTGGTTCTACGATTTAAAGGTAAACATGGTTGAGTGTAATACATCTGGTTATTACTTCGGTGAAGATCTGATAGAGATAGGTAGAAGATCACCTAAACGTTCTATACATCAGAAAAGGATTTGGTTCTTAAGCTCTTTCTTTCATGAGTTATGTCACTTTGCTCAAGATAATTTAGATAAGGTGACAGGTTCTAAACTAGACTATAGTGAGGAAGATGCTGCAAAGTGTACGGATAAGTACTATAAGAACCCTATGGAGATACAGGCCAGGTTGTGGGAAGAGAAATATACTAATGCTTATATAGAGTTATTTCATAATTGACATCTTAATATATTCGATGTCGGTTTGAATTTCAGCAATTCTTCTCTCCAAAGCTATCATATTTTCTTGCATTATAATGTTACCGTCTTGAGTGATAACATTTGATATGAGAGTTTCAAGTTTTTCTATTAAAGGTAAAAGTTTAGAAATTTCTGTTTGATTTTGTGAGATCATAAATCGTAAAGCTTGTGTCTCAGTTTCAAGATTATCTAGCTTTAAAACTATGATCTCTTTGTCTTTATTATACACTTCCTGTGATACATATTTATTGTTAAACCATAGTGCAGCTAACGCTCCTAGAGTTGCTAATATAAATGTAGCAAAATTAAGATTATCGAGAGCATTTTTAAGAAAACTTGATTCTAAACTCATTTATTATATTTATTAATACTTAAATATTATTAATGAGTGAACAGTCAAAAATTTTTAACTTATATGAGAGTATGAATCAAAGTGGGATAGCTTATGATCAGCAAAGAAATAAAAACTCGTATAAGTATACACCGGCACAAGGTAAACCTAGTTTTACTAAAGACGCTATACCTACCGTATCGAGTGTCAAGATGCAGGGAGCTGCATATACACCTAATGGTATTAGCGATGAAGAAGTTCATATTAAAGGATATGGTACTTTAGAGAGTAGACAAGTTGAAAAATTATTATCTGATATCAAAAGTGATATACATGAACTTATTGAAAAAAATGTGACAGGTGCTATTTTGAAAAGTAAAATAGATTTATATACATCTCTCATCCAACAAATTACTTGAATTTATTAGATTTTGTTATATAATTGATATATGGCAAATATTGTTAATCTATCTTGGAATGATATTGATTTTCTAGCAGATCGTTTAGTAGAGCAGATCTACCATAAAGATCTAAAATTTGATACTATATTAGCATTAGGTAGAGGTGGTTTAGTACCAGGATCTATTCTTAGTTATAAGCTAAAAGTCTCTAATTTACAAAACCTTGGCATCAATACGAGAGAAGATAATGGTAAATTTATCGATACTATCATCTATCAAAAGCCTGGAAATGTTGAAGGTAAAGTATTAGTAGTTGATGATATCAATGATAGTGGTAAAACTTTTACCGCAGTTAGTTCATACATTGCTTCTAACTATGATATCAATGAAAATGATGTTTATTATGCGAGTTTAACTACAAAAAGTAATTCTGAGTTCAGTTTTAACACTATTACCGGTAATATCTTCTATACAGACAGTTGGTTAGTGTTTCCTTGGGATAAATAATTATGTGAAGAGTAGACCATTTTATTTTGAGATTAAGGATATGCTTACGCAGTTTGTAGCTGCATTTGATGATATCGTCATAGGTCGTTTTAATAAAGATAGAGAAGAGAAGGATAGAATAAACGCTCGTTATATATATGCACCAAAACAGAGAGTGTTGCATGATTTAATTAACGAAAATAAAACACTTACTTTACCAGTTGTATCTGTTAATGTTACGAGTATATCCAGAGATGAAAGCCGTGTTTTTAATAAGCTAGATGGTTTTTATTATCAAGGAAATGTCGGTCAAGAAAAAGTTTCTAGGCATATTAAAGCACCGGTACCGATTAATATTTCATTAGCTGTTTCAGTTATGACGAGATATCAAACTGACATGGATCAAATTTTAAGTAACTTTGTACCATTTTGTAACCCGTATATAGTTATATCATGGAAAGTACCTGAAGCATTTAATTTAAGCGTAGATCAGGAAATAAGAAGTGAAGTGTTGTGGGATGGTAGTATAAGTATGAACTATCCAGTTGAGCTTAACGGTAGTCAAAAAGCAAGAGTGACTGCAGATACAACATTTACAATTAAAGGGTGGTTATTTAAAGATACAGATAATCCATCAGGTAATATTTTCTTTATCGATCAAAATTTTCACCCAACAACTGAATTAGAGTATTACGATAATTACGAATCATTATCTGCTAAATAATATATATGACTCAAACACTTTCAGGTAACCCTCAAATAACAGGTATTTCATATAACGGGGTACTTTTGCAAAGTGATCTCACACTTACTAAAAATATTTCCGGTCAAGTTATCCTCAACGGTTACGGTTTTCGTAATACAACTAACGTTTTAATAAGTGCGGATAATGAAACTGCATATACAGAACTTACATCAATATCAATTTTTGATAATCTACCACCTGTTTCAGGTCAATTGACATCGTTCAATATATTAAACGATAATCAAATTGAAATTAACGGTATAAACATCTACCCGGGTGGTGATGCAAAAATAAGATTTATACCTTATAATATCGTTGGATATGATTTCTCTGACTTATCTTATCTCGATGTATTATCAGGCAGAGGTATACCAACAACATTCATCAATATACCACCACAGTTAAACCCTTTTGAAGGGACGATATATACATTAGGTGAGCAAGATGATTATTCTCGTACTGGCAATACGTTGACTTCGTTGAACGGTCCAAGATTTGCAATAGATGTAACAGGTTTAACGGAATTAACTATACTAAGTACAAATACTGCTAATGGGTTATCTGCAACTACTAAATATCCATATAAGAGCTTATATTATCTTGACGATATTTTTATAACTAAAAGTCGAGATTTTATCTACCCTTTACCGGAAAGTAGAATTTATAAACTTAATAGAGAATATTACAATGAATTAGGTAGGAGAACTACTGACGTGTTCTTTATTAGCGGAGGTATATCACCACCTATTATATTAGGCAGTATAGCTACAACCTGGCAAACGATATCATCAACACCTAACCCGAACGGTGAAGAAGATAAATTTAGATTTTTAAATAACCCTACCGAAACTTCAGGAGAATGGAATACAGAATGGTGGGGGTATAGTGCTCGTGATTTATATAACTTTTCCGGTACATCTTATAAAGGTATAGGTATAAGTAGTGAAAATAATGTAACCTTGATAACCCCGAGACATGGTGTATGTAATAATCATTACGGGAATAATCCTATAGCTGGGGATACTGTTTTTTATTACGACCATACAACGGGAGCAGCGATAAGTGCTATTGTCGAAGCTGCATCAGCTACCGGTGTTGATGATATCAGAATGGTAAAATATGACCGTGATTTGACTGCTTTAGGTAATATTAAAGTATATAAACTACCGTTATATATTGAAAATATAAACCCAAATACATATTGTACTATTTATCAAGGTGGTAATGGACCGTTCGGTACAGGTAGCTCTGATAGACATGCTGGGTTAGGTACACAAACCGAATATGATTATCTTGGTTCTATGTTATTTCAAACAAAATTAGGTGCTACAGATTTATGGTCAGTCTCATCTATATTTACAGGTACTTATTTTGCTTTAAGTAGTTTAGATGTAGGTGATAGTAGTTCACCCACGTTCATTATATATAACAATGATATTTTACTTGCTTCAACCTTCTGGTTTGGTAACGGTGCAGGACCTAATTATGGTTTATCAGCCATACAAGCAGTATTATCTTCTGGAATTGAAACATTAGGTAATAGTGAAGGTTATATATTATCTACAGTTGAGTTGCCATAAAATATTATGGCTGACGTGACAATATCAGATTTAAATTAGTAGAGAAAACATATTCGATATTTACGGTGATTATTATTAAATAATAATAAATGATTAAGACTAATAAAAATTATATTGAAAGTTTAAATCCTTGCGACACCGGCAAAAATAATTTATATAAAAAAATATCTGCATTAGATAAAGCTGTTGAATTTGATCTACTTATAGCTGATTTTAATGATGTTATTTGGTTTTTAACCCAATCAGAAATTGGTAAGAATGCAATTTCTGATATACTTTTAAAATACCATGAATCTTTGCAGGATAATCAATATAAAAGAAAAGTGTATAGAATTATGGTAAGATTTAATTCTAACAATAATGTGGAGAATTTATTTATTTTAAATAAAAATGATAATCATTTTGAAAATTTCTTCAAGACAGAATGTAACAATTTAAACATATCTTTAACTAAATAATATTATGGCTGACGTGTTAATTTCTGATCTTTCTTTTTCACAACCATTATCTGGAGATGAATTGCTCCCCATAGTACAGAACGGTACATCTTATAAGGTATCAGTCAGTGCTGTTGGAGGTACAGGTGGTGATACAGAAAACATTAACGGTCGATGTAATAATATTGGTATCGGTTATAACTATAGTAGTATTGTCGGTGGTGAATGTAATGACGTAGATGGTAACTGTAGTTTTATTGGTGGTGGAAAAGTTAATCTATTATCAGCTGATCTTGGGTTTATTGGTGGTGGTACTGGTAATATTGTATATGCACCAGGTGGTTTTATAGGAGGTGGTGCGGGTAACGATATATGTTCCAATACATGCCTTGATACTATCGGTGGTGGTAATAGTAATACAGTTCATCCAGGATTTAAATTATCATTTATCGGTGGTGGTAGTGGTAATTTTATGGTAACCTGTAACTCTTGTGCAAGTGCAGATCCAAGTTTCAGTAACCGCGGTAATGTAATTGTCGGTGGTTCATCAAATTCGATGGGTACCCCAGGTAGTCCTTTGAAAGGATTACCACCAATGACTAAAGATTTATGCCATAATACTATTGTAGGTGGCTATTTCAACAAAATTTATAAATTTGGTACAATTACTGAGACATTACCAGATGAAGATATAGAATCAAAATATAGCTTTGTAGGTGGTGGGTTATATAACCGTGTAAACGGTAACTATACTACTATAGTTGGGGGGACCAATAATAAAATATATTCCGGGGTAAAAAGTAGTTTTATAGGCGGTGGTGCGTGGAATACAGTTCGTAGCGTTCCAGGTACTTCTGGTTCAAATTACTCAACTATTGTAGGAGGTTTTGGTAATACGCTTTCCGGTAACTGCAGCGTCATACTTGGTGGTAATCAAAATACACTATCTGCTGATTTCGGATTTATCGGCGGCGGTGCAACTCATACAATTAATAGTATAGGAGGTATAATTGGTGGTGGTTCGCAAAATACGATTGAAGAAAATACTTTTATCGATACCATTGGTGGCGGTAACGGTAACTGTGTAGGTGCTAGTTTTAAGAATTCATTCATCGGCGGTGGTCTTGGTAATACGATGACCAGTGCTAGCACGGCTAGGTTTTGCTCATCTTTTAGTTCTTACACAAATAGTATAATAAGTGGTCGTGAAAATAATCTCGGCGGGTATAATTTTACGAAAACTATGTGTTCAAATACTATTGCCGGTGGTCAATTTAACGGTATAGGTGGGGTATGTTTACAGACATATCCTAATGAAGATTTTACAGCAAATCATAATTTTATAGGCGGTGGTAAACGAAACGCTATAAATGGTCACTGCTCTGGTATCGCTGCTGGTTATCAGAATGAAATATTTTCAAACCTTTCAGGCGCATTTATCGGTGGTGGTGTATATAATACGATACGTAACGTCGACGGTGCATCTAATGGCCATCATTCATCTATTTTAGGTGGTAAATGTAATACAATAAGTCACGATGAATCATTTATCGCTGGTACAGGTATAACATCGGTTTCATCTAATATGCTACATGCAAATACATTATACTTAAGTGCTGCAGCTTTACCAACTACTGACCCCGGTATACCAGGCGTTGTGTGGAGAGATGGTACAGACTTAAAGATTAGCGTTTAATTACATACTTATAATAGTTTAAAATTATCGAATATGTGATAAATATTAAATAATAACTATAATGGCTGACCAACAAAATAGCGCAGGACAATCTGGTTTTTTAAAGAATATCGTTAATAAATTACCTTACCAGTCTGTTGACTTTAATAAAGTATTACAGGATTTAAATCCTAAGTACGATACTTTCCAGGAAACAGGTATGAGAAGAGTTGAAGCTTTAGCTAAAAACTCTATCTTTTATAATAACGAGTTTAATAATACTGGCGCTGGTCAAATAAGTGTAGATGGTAATTATAGTGCTTTAGTATATGCTAATATTGAAGAAAATAAAGGTGGTAGATTAAGAGATTATCGCGTAATGGCATCGTTTTCTGAAATTAGTGATGCATTAGATGAAATTTGCGACGAATGTATTAATAAAGATGAAGATGGTAATATTGTAAATCTTACTTTTAGAAACACTGATATTGATGAAGAAAAGCAGCAAAATGTTAAAGATGAGTTTGAAAAATATATTGATTATTTTCAGCTAGATAAAAAAGGTTTCGAGTTCTTCAGACAGTTATTAATTGAAGGTGAAGTATATTTTGAGCATATTGTACATAAAGGCTATACTGAAGATGGTATTTTAGGTGCAGTTGTATTACCTAGTGATCTTATTGACCCGATTTATGATAATATTCAAAATATGATCATTAAAGGTTATATTTTACGTAAACCAATATTTGACCCTAATAAGCCTGAAAAGATTGAAAAGTTTGATTTCATACCAATGGATGAAAATCAGATATCATATGTAAACTCTGGTATTTGGAATCAAGACAAAACGTTTAGACTACCTTTTATTGAGAATGCTAGAAGAGCTTATCGTCAGTTATCATTAGTTGAAGATGCTATTGTTATATATAGACTTGTTAGAGCACCAGAACGTCTCGTGTTTAACGTTGATGTGGGTAACATGGCTCCGCCAAAAGCTGAAGCATATCTTAGAAAGCTTATTCAAGAGTATTGGAGTAAAAAGACGTTTGATAGTAATCAATCTGGTCAAGTACAGAAGTTTAATCCACAAAGCATGCTTGATTCATTCTGGTTTGCTAAGAGAGCAGGTTCAGAAGGTACATCAGTTACTCAATTAGCTGGTGGTGCTAACTTAGGTGAGTTATCTGACTTGATGTATTTTGTTAATAAACTTTATAAAGCGTTAAAAGTACCTCTCAACAGATTAAACCCTGAAAGTCAATTCAGTGACGGTAATGAAATATTAAGAGAAGAATTAAAGTTTGCTAAATTTATTATTAGACTACAGCAGCAATTTGCAACTGGTCTTAAAAATGGGTTTATTACTCATCTCAAACTTAAAGGTTATTACGATGAGTATGATTTAAAAGCTCCTAATATTCATTTAGAGTTTAATGTACCTACCAATTTCTATGAGTTAAGAGAAAGTCAAAAGCTAGAGCTTAAAGCCACAAACTTTAATAATTTAGCGTCTAATGAATTTGTTGCTGCGACTTATGCGCAAAAACGTTATCTTGGTTGGAATGATGTCGATATCAAAGCTAATAGGGAATTTTTACGTAAGGATGCAGAATTGCAATGGGAATTACAGCAAATAAATGCTGGTGGTCCTAACTGGAGAGACGATCTGGAAAAGCAAGCAGCCCCTGATGAAGTCGGTGCTATGGCTGGTGTTGGTGGTGAGGTTAGTGCTGAAACACCTCCTGAATTCGGCGGCGGCCCAGCTGATACAGGTGAAGAAGCAGCTCCAGAAGAAGCAGTTCCTGAAGAGCCCGCAGCTGAAGTTTAATTAGTCTTTCCAGATTAAAACTAAATTAGGCCCTCTTTCCAATACTTGTATAAGTGTATTTGTACCTACTGTTGTATCGATAAATGTACCTAAATATGCAGCAGACATTCCTGCTGAAACGGGTGGAACTAAAGTTGCGTGATAAGCCATATAATTATTTATTATAACAACATGCTTAATTAATTAAATAATTGTATGGCAAAGTGTGATATAGCTCCAATTTCTGGATTTCAAAGTACGAATCTCAATTCTAAAGTAGATAATTTTAATAGACTTGGTGATAGAATATTAAGGACGTTAGGTTATCCTTTTACAAATGTTGAGATCCATAGAGATCAGTTATATGAGAATATTAGTATTGCTATTGAATACTTTAGTAAATTTGCTGGTTATACAAAAGAATACTTAATTTTTGATAGTAACTTATATCAAAAAGATTATGGTATAAAATTAGACGATTTATTTACGCTCCAAAATAGTGATACATTTAAAGAGCAGAAAGATTTAAATACACCTAATAAAGACTTTACAAAGGAAATAGATAATACGGAAACAGTATATATTGCAACGTCGAGTATTGATGGTTCATTGTTTAGTTCTATATCTAGCTTATCATCTGCTTTAGAAAATGGAATATCAGCTAACGATGTATTTACTGACGGTTTTTATAATGAAATAGAGAGTGAAGTACCATCAGTTAGTTCTCTCTTTATACCTCAAGTTAAAAATAACTTTACTAGAAAAGGTGATGTTGTAAGTGAAGAAGAACAATTTGTTAATAGTTTTGACTATGATACAATGGATTATAGAAAGGTTATTGCTGTTACCGATTTCGAAGAAGGTTCAAGTACAGGTATCAATACACTCTTTACTATTGAACAAACATTAGCACAACAAACATACTTTAGTTATGCTATGGGTAATTACGGGTTTGATTTAATTAGCTGGTATACACTTAAGAATTGGCTCGAAACAAGAGAAAAGATGTTAGCTACTAAGAGGTCTTATACATTCGATGAAAGGACTCAATTATTAAGAATGTTCCCTCAACCAAATGCTAGTGATAGTAATGTGAGATTTTATGGTGTGGTTTCATGCTACGTCGAAAGACCTATTAGAGATTTGGTTAAAGAGTTATGGGTGTATCAATACGCATTAGCTCTTACAAAGATGGCTGTTGCTAATATTAGAGGTAAGTATGGAAACGTTACTCTTTTTGGTGGTGGTAGTGTAAATGCGTCAGATTTAATGACACAAGGTTTATCTGAAAAAGATAAATTGGAAGAACAGTTAATGTCAGGAGCAGCTCCAGGTCAAGGAGATGCAGATCCAACATTATTCTTCGTTGGATAATTACTTAGCTTCAAAGACTTCTATTAGTTTTTGAATGATTCCACTTACATCATTTATATCTAGTTTTTCTTCACCTTTCGATTTTGATGTTGTTTTTTTAGGTGTCTGCACTTCTATTTCATAATCACCGTAAACATCATCATCTTCTTCGCTTATAGAAAGATCTATCTCTTCATTTTCTTGTGTATTATCCACATCAACAGGTTGATTTAAACAACCTATATCAGTTAAAATAATATCTAGTAATTGTTTTGTATTATTTTCTTCTTTACTCCTACCTACAAAATCAATTATTTCACTCTGTGTAAATTTACCTTTTAATTCCTTTACAGGGTTATTATAACTGCCGTAACAGAGGTGTACGAGATATTTAATTGTAATTTCAGCTGAGTCTTTTATCAAATAAAAGGCCCCTTTTTTGTTAATAGTTACACCGGTATCCGGTTTTTCATGGGCAATTTTAGCCGGTCTCATTAAATTTCTTTGACGTATACTGCTATTTGTAATGATTTTTTCTTCGAAAGTCATAATTATATTTATAACGTTATGCGAATAAAAAAAGATAAAAGATATCGCCAAGGTATTTTTAAACCGGTCAACTCTAAAAAGTATATAGGTAAAGGTGACCCTGTATATAGGTCAGGATGGGAATTAAAATTTTTTAGATGGGCTGATTTAAATGAAAATATTTTAGCTTGGGGTAGTGAAAATATTATTATACCATATTTAAATCCTTTAGACGGTAAAGTACACCGTTATTTCGTCGACAACTTTATTGTATTTAAAGATAAAGATGGTAATAAAAATAAATTTTTAATTGAAATAAAACCTAGTAAACAAACACAAAAGCCTGTAAAGACGAAATATAAAAAAACGAAAACATTATTATATGAGCAAAAAATGTATGTACAAAATACAGCTAAATGGCAAGCAGCTAATGAATGGGCTAACAAAAAAGGTTATAAATTCTTAATAATAACTGAGAAAGAACTTAATATTAAATGGAAATAGCTAGAGAAGCTATAAATAATTGTATGGGATTAAATCTAATAGTTGAAACACCAGCTCCGAAAGAAGAGTTTGAGTATATCGTGGAAGAAGGTAACTCAAAAGATAAGCAAAATTTTTATATAAAAGGACCATATATGATGGCGGAAGGTGTAAATCGTAACAAGAGAATTTACCCTTTAGAGGAAATGCAAAGAGAGATTAAGCGCTATGAAAACTTCATGGTAAAGACAGGTAGAGCTATGGGTGAATTGAACCATCCTACTACTGCTGATGTTGATCTCGAGAGAGCTTGCCATTTAGTTACAGAGTTATCACAAGATGGTAATGTTTTTTATGGTAAAAGTAAGGTACTTTCTACACCGACAGGTTTAATTGTTAGATCTCTTATTAATGACGGGGTGAGAGTTGGTATGAGCTCTAGAGCTCTTGGTCAGCTTATTCCTGAATCTGGTCAAGATGGTGTTAATAGAGTTAAAGACTTTAAATTAGTCGCTATTGATTGTGTAGCTGATCCATCTTTTCCAAAAGCTTTTGTTAATGGTATCTTGGAAAGTAAGCAATACGTTGTAAATAAATATGGCCAGTTCGAAGAAATGTATGATAACTTTGAAAATAGCATTGCAACAATGCCTCTTAAAAATAAAGACGACTTTTTAAAGGATAATATTATTAAATTTCTTAAAAGCCTATAATACAAATATGAAGGAAAATAAAACAAATATAAAGAAATTTATTAGTAATGTAATGAACCGCGAATATAAAAAGGCGAGTTCCGATTTATCTACTGTAATTAACAAGAAAATTGAACAGAAGATATTAAATAATAATATAAATATTTTTTAATTATGGACATCAAACAAATTTTATCAGAAGCTACTAACGGTGCACTCAATGAAGAAGTGTTATCTGAAATTGAAAACGTTTTCGAGCAGAAAGTAAACGATAAGGTTGAAATTCACGTTGAACAAGCTCTTAACGATCAAGACGAATTATACACTGAAAAGCTCAATGAGTTAGTTGAGAAGATCGATGCTGATCATTCTAGCAAGTTGAAGAGAGTTGTAGAAGCTATCGATAGTGATAGAGCTGAAAAATTACAAATGGTAATCGAAAAATATGAAAGTGCTTTAAATGAAGAAGCAGAAAACTTTCAGTCACAATTAATTGATAGTATTTCCGATTACTTGGATGTTTATTTGGAAGAAAAAATTCCAGTTGAAAGTGTTCAAGAAGCAGTAAAGAACACTAAAGCTAAGAAAATTTTAGAAGGTTTAAGAAACCATCTAGCAGTTGATAGTGCTTTAGAAAAAGAAAGCATTAAAGAAGCCGTAATCGACGGTCATAATCAAATTAATGAAGCTTCAAAGAAGCTTGAGTCTGTTGCAGAAGAAAATGCAGTTTTGAAAGAAGAATTAGATACAGTTAAAGCTGGTTTAATGCTTGAACAAAAGACTGCAGGTCTTGATAAGAAGACGAAGCAATATATAAACAAGGCACTTAAAGGTAAGGACGCAGAGTTCATTGCTGAAAACTTTGATTATACATTGAAGCTCTTCAAGAAAAAGGAAAGCGACAGACTCGAGACATTGAAAGAAGAAGCTTTGAGTACTAGAGAAAACGTAGATAGAGTTGTTTACGAATCTAAGCAAGAAATTGTTGAAGAAAAAGTAGCATCACCTTATCTATCAGAATTATCAAAGTACTAGAATTTCCTATAAATTTTTAGGTATTCCTGAGTTTCCTGGTTTTTTAAAACCTTGGGGTCGTTATAAAGGAAATATATATTTATGAATACAATTAGACCTACACAGGCTTATATTGACGAATCGAGAGCTGCTCAACTTCTTGAAAAGTGGGCTCCAGTATTGGATTACACTTCTAAGAGTGTTGCAGCTATTGAAGACAGTCACACTCGTTTGAACACTGCTATGCTTTTGGAAAACCAAGAAGCATGGTGCTTGAATGAAGCTGGACCTAACTACACTGGTACCGGTAACGTTGCTGGTCGTGATGGTTCGCTCGGTAATGCTACATCTATTGGCGCAGGTACAGATGCTTCTGGTACTCCTGGTACTGATAGCTATGCTTCCGGTGACTATCGTCTTCCAAAGATCTTGATTCCAATGATTAGACGTACTTTTCCCGAGTTAATTACAAATGAAATCGTTGGTGTTCAACCAATGGCTGGTCCAGTTGGCCTTGCATTTGCTCTTCGTTATCGCTACAGTGGTGAAACACTTGGTACTGGTATCGATGGTAAGACAGGTGCTGGTAACACTCCTGCAGGTCAGGTTGGTGTACTTGATAGTATCACCCCTGGTACCGAGGCTGGTTACCAAGAGCTTAAGACAGCTTACACTGGTACATCTGCTGGTTACCTTTCTGGTAACTCTGACTTCGCCTTCGCAGACGGAGATAATGGTGTAGCAGCACTTCTTAGAAACTTCGAAGTTACAGGTAACATTCCTACAATGGAAGTTTCTTTCGAGAAGACAGCTGTTGAAGCTGGTACAAGACGCTTAGGCGCTCGCTGGTCGGTTGAGCTTGAACAAGATCTTAAGAACATGAATGGTATCGATATCGATACTGAATTGACAAACGCTATGTCGTATGAAATTCAGGCTGAAATCGACCGTGAAATGCTTATGAGAATGATTCAAGTTGCTCTTAATGCAGGATCTGGTAACGGATACTCCATCTGGGCTCCACAATCGGCTGATGGCCGTTGGTTAGTAGAACGTAACCGCGACTTCTATCAAAGATTGATCGTTGAAGCAAACAGAATCGCTGTGAGAAATCGCCGTGGCGCTGCTAACTTCATCGTAGCTACACCACGTGTATGTGCTATCCTTGAAATGCTCCCTGAATTCCAGTGGGTACCTGTTCAAGGCAACGTTAATACACAACCAGTTGGTGTTGCTAAGATCGGTAATCTTGGTGGTCGTTTCAACGTTTACAGAGACACTCGTACTGAAGGTCAGACAATGGGTAATGATTTATCCACTGCTGCAAGTGCAAGTGTTGAGTATGCGTTGCTTGGTTACAAGGGTCCAGAGTTTTATGACACTGGTATCATCTACTGCCCATACATCCCGGTTATGGTACAGAGAACAATTGGTCCGAATGACTTCGCACCTCGCGTTGGCTTGCTAACCCGTTATGGTGTTGTTGACAACATCTTCGGAGCAAATCTCTACTACCACGTTATCATTGTAACAGGACTCGGTCAAGCGTTTACACCTGGTACTAACAGCGTGTACTTCGGCTAATCTTGATATAAGATACGAACAGTTTGAGACCTGGTTCATTTCTGAGCCAGGTCTCTTTTTTTGTCTAATTATATAACTATTGCTTAGACGTCTTGATATGTGCTACCGAGGTATCAACTAAACCTGGAGCTAACTTTTCGATAAGTTCATTGCTAGTTGCTCTTACCGGGTTAATATCAATACCACCTCTACGTGCATATAAACACATGACAAACAACTCAGAAGGGTTACACATATCATGTAAACGTTTATAGATACATTCACAAATTTCTTCATGGAAATGACACTCATCTCTAAAAGAAATAACATACTTTAGAATAGATTGAGGATCGATAACTACATTTGATTTAAGGTGAATGAATACATCACCCCAGTCAGGTTGAGACGTTACACGGCAGTTACTCTTAAGTAGACCGGAGTAAAACTTCTGTTCTACTTCTACACCTTCATCGAACATACCTTCAATCAACGTCGGGTCTTCTGTATATTGAGTAATTTTCAACTCATTGATATCTTGTAGATCTACGTTTTCATACTCTCCAATATCCCATTCTCGTCTTGCACCGATGTTAGAGCTATCTACTTGATGACCGAGATGGAAGAATACACTAGCTTGACCACCCAGAAGAAAAGTTAAATCGTTACTAACTGTTTCTTCAAATTTCTTAATAGCGTCAAGTTTATCGCTACCCATTTTTTGCATGTTAAACGAATTTAAGTAAAGCTTAATACTCTTACTCTCAACAATATACTCACTATTACATGGGTAATTGATCTTCAACACACCTGTAACTGGTAACCCGTTATCTAAAAGGAATGAACATTCATATGCATTCCAGGTATCTGAACCTACAAAAGGTAGACTATCATTAAAGATATTAAGATATTGTCTATTATTTTCTCTTGGTTCCTTTACAAGCAATTCAGGATCATATGTACTCTTATATTGAGATGTCTGACCTAGATGCTTACTAATATTACTGTTATCTAGTACGTTATTTGCCATAATTATCAAATGTATTATATATTGTTTCTAATCGTTCTTCAACTGAACCTTTTAATCTTACAACATTTATTTTATAATGTTGAATAGCTTCTTCAAATAAATCGATCATCTTATTTCTAAATTCAACATTAGCACTTCTTTGACCATCATCTACTAAAGGTATATCAGGTTCAGTATAAAATATAATATCGTATTTTTTGATCAATTTCTCAAATAGATAACTAGCATGCAATGTAATAGCTTCAGGTACTTTACCTGTATAATACTGATACGTTGTATACATAAACCCATCTAGAATACACCTATCTAAAATGACATTTTTATTTCTATAAACTAAGTAGTTATGTAAATGACTATTTAAGATAGCTAGTTGAGTAAATTCATCACCATCTTCATTGATATTAAGATTATATTGCTTCGTCAGTCGTCTAGTAATTTCTGGCACGAAATCAAACTTACGAAACCTTTTATCCGTTTTTAACATTTCGAGTAAAGTAGATTTACCCGTACTTTGAGCTCCTGTAAAACTAATAACCATGACCAATAATATCTTTAAAGCACCAAACGTTGTGATCAATATTTTCCCATTCCGTATCTGTTACTTCGTGGTCAATTAGATCTGCTAACATAATAGAAGGCTTCTCATTCAATCCTAGATCACCAGTATATCGAAGTTCCTTAATACCCGCAACGACAGGATTTGAAGTATCGACAGATCTAATCGTACGATCACCTACATAATTTTTAAATTCTTTTGCAAGAGAACATCCTAATAGATGGTGAGGTTTGTTTTTATTCCAAATACCATCATCTTTAAGATCTTTAATTAGCTTTTGTCTACCAGAACACCATCTTTCAAGTTTTGTCTTACCGCGACCAGTTACGATATAATAACTGAAGTCGAAACTAATTGCAATGTAATCAGCATTTTCTGACATATAATTATAGCAGTCTACAATTTCATCATATGTTTTACCTTGTACAGCCCCGATCTTTAGACCAGGTAGGTCAGTATACTTATTAACAAAATCATGAAAGCTTTTAATAGTTGCATAACCATCTTCAAGTACATCAGGTACGATGTAATATGATGGCTTAAGTTCTTTAGCATATTTAGCAAACTTCTCCGAATCAAACGATTCACCTAATTCGAAGATACTGTTATCGAGTAGAACTTCTCTACCCATCTTTACACTATTCTTAAAGAATTCATAATATTTAGGATGCGTTTCAAATAAATGAACGAGAGCATAATCATAATCATTATACTCACGTGATTTATCTAAAATAGAAATAGGACTTTCATGCGATACAATCATAATACAATTATATAAACAAAACCTATATTATCAAGTAAATATATTATATATGGCTAAATTAACCCCGGATATAGATAATTTTACAAAAGGTATAAATAAAACAATTCCTTCAAAAACGGAAAATCTATCCCCTAAGTTAAGACAGACAGTTATCGATAATTCCGTAACTTCTGTTAAAGGTGATATATGTAATAAAATTGACGGTGCAATAAATTTAATAACCGGTTTAAAAACAGGTAGTAATAATCTTTTCGGTAAAATAGAAGATTTTGATATCGATAGTTTTTTTGAAGGTCCTTTGCAACAAATAAATGATAAAATAAATGATGTTGTAACTACCTTTAATAATTCATTAAATTCATTTAAGAGTCAAGAGTTTAATTTGCAAAATTTAATAGACGATCAAATTAATAAGTTGAATAGTCAACTAACAGAAAGATTTGAATCTACTAAAATTGCAGTTGATGGTTTTGATAATTCGTTAGATGAAATTAAAAATTTTACCAATAAAACGATAAGAGATATAAATATAAATCCCAACTTTAAGGATGGTTTACAATCTTCTCTTTGTGATCAATCAAAAACTGATATGATAAACAATGCATTAAAGCAAAAATCAATTACACAATTAGCTGACAGTCAAGAAGATTTGATAAACAAGTCTAATGAATTAATTAATAGTGTAAATTTAGATGAAATAACAAGTAGTTTCGTATGAAAGAATTTAATAGTATATATCTAGGAATAGTCGTTCAAAATAATGACCCTGAAAAAAGAGGAAGGGTTAAAGTTTACGTTCCACACATATCTGCAAATGTCTATGATAAATGGATGCAAGATAAACTTAATAAAAAGTTTAAATTTCCTGGTAGTAATATAGACCAGGATTTAACACCTATATTACAAGATTTGAAGATTATTTTACCTTGGGCTGAAACAGCTGCCCCTTTAACTAGTGAAAATGCTTCTGGTAGGTTTAATAATTATAATTTATTTGGTAGTATATCAGATAGCAATTTCCGTACTAATACAGAACAAGCATCATCAACAGCACCGGGTGAAGCATATGAAAAAAGCTATCTCAGATTAAATGATGCATTTGACGGTAACAATACTAATACGAACAATACTAATCCCTATTCGTACATGTATAAACCTGGTGTGTATTCTAATAAAGCAAAAGGTTCATTTGGTATACCTAGTGTCGGTTCTCATGTATACGTATTTTTTAGAGATGGTAATCCATTATTTCCGGTTCTGATTGGTGCTAGTTTTGGTACTAGTGATTGGAAAGGTATATATGATAGTGAATTAGATTACCCAGGTAAGTATGAAAACTATGATGCTGCAAATACTGAAGAAGATGTAAATGTGGATAATTATCGTAATAAGTATGTACTAAATCAAAAAGGCGGGGTTTTTGAAATAGTGAATTCCGATTTAAATGAAAAAATTAAGTTAACACATTATAGTGGTTCATTCAAAGAGTTTAACAATCAAACTAATATTGAACTAGCTTCAAAAAACGATCAAAAGTTAGTTTTAAATGACCAGTTTAATACCGTTCAAGGAAATAAGAATGAATATACCGGTAAAAACTTAGACACAGTTATAACTAGAGATAATTATAGAAAAGTTGGAAATTTGAATAAAGAATATTTTCAGCAATGGAAAGATATTGTAAATGTCATCCAAGATAATAAACAATTATTTGAAATAAAGAGAGCTACCAATAACGATGTAAAGGATTCAAATGGTAATGTAATTATAAAAAGAAATAGTTCTCAGCAAACAAGGTCAGGCTCTTTTGCAAGTTTTCCGGTAACTGATGGTACGGTTAAAAATAAATCTTTAAATAATACAACTACAGTTCCAACTACACCGACTAATGATGATGATGCTGCTAGTTTAAATCAAACGCATAGTTCTGCATCTAATACATCACCGAATCAATCTAGATGGTCAGATCAAGCAGATAAATCTTGGGGACCCGGTGGTGTTGGAAAAAGTTTATCAACGCAAAACGGTAACTGGGATATAGATGATCGTAAGGAAAATTTAAAAACTATTATTGAAAGTAATCTTAAAAAGTTAACTGATATTGAGTTAGAATTAGGTTTAGGTGGTAGTGAAATAATAGAAATATCTAAACATAAATTAGAGACAGTTGGTACTTTAATGAATGATTTTGGTAGTATTAGATTAGATAAAATTGGTAAGTTAATTAATAATGAGGTACTAGTCGATAATACTAGTACATATACCAATAAATCGGAAAGCCCGTTATTGGAGTATGTTCACGTTCAAGATTTACCAGGTGGTAACTATACTTTAAATGTATCTAATAGATACAATGTAATGGTCGGTGCTGGTGGTTTAAACCTTAAGTCTTATGGCCCGGTAAATATTTCTGGAACTATTACCAATGTTGCAGGTGAACAGGTTAATATTGGTTCCGATAATGAAATAAATATTGATTCAAATACTATTAATATCAGTGCTGAAATTTTAAGATTAAGAAATAAGAGACAAAGACAAATTTTAGTCGATAATAGTTTAGGTGTAAGTGCTAATGTAATTATTGGAGGCGGTTTATCAGTGGAAGGTGAAACATATTTACAACATGTTACTGCACCTGTTGAATATCAAGTAACTGAAACAGCTCAAAGTAACCTAAAAACTGGAGCTACTTTTAGAGCGACACTATCTAACCCTAGTAGTACAGATACCGGGTCGCAAGGTGCAGGTATAAGAGTGGGGGATGTAACCTTAACCATTGTATCATCTGACAACAATGTCGTTGATTCTCATTCACATATTTTTCAAAACTTACCATTAACTTTGAAAGCAAGTAATACAGATGTACGCACAGCTGCTCAAAATAATAATATTAATACTGGTAATATTAGAAGTGTTGCTGAACCGCAGCATAATGAGAAAAAATAATTAAGTAGATAATTCCTTATATTGTGTTATCCAGCTTGATCTATAGTATTTATTCCACAAAAAAACCGCTCTATATCTTCCTATATCACGGCCTTCTTTTTCGGATTCTATCCACTTGAGCTTGTCAATCTCTTGCTGTTCTTGCTTAAGAAATATATAAACCTTTGAGCTATAGAACTCCTTACCCACATATATATTTAATTCTTTTTGTAGCATAAAAATATAATTATCATTAATAAACTACATAGTCCTCCAGATATATAGTTAGTTATTAGAATTGGGTTTAAACCTATTTCTCCAATAG